GATTTTCATGGTTTGCTCCTTTCTGTGCCCGAATCGGGCACAATCCACATTTATTTGTTGGTGATATGCTCCAAATCTTCAATACGATGATTTGCGACCTTGATCTGCTCCTTAATAACAGATTGTTCTGTTTCTAAGTTATAGGTTCGCTCAATAACAGAATTGTGTTTGTTTACTTTCGATTCAAGCTGCTCCAAGCGATATGCAATAAGGGCGGTGTTTTTTTTGTTTGCCCAATACGACCCCGCCAAAGTCCCCATGAGGGAGATAACTGCAACAATAATAGTTTCGCTCATGTAATTACTCCTTGTTCGCCCAATATTTTTTCATGGACTCGCTTCTCTTTTTGTTGGATTTGGCAGAGACGAGTTTCGGACTATTGCAAGATTCCACTTTTTCACTGAGTCGGGCGCCATCCCACGCATAAAGCCATATATACCCTCCCGCTGTGAGCTGGTTAAAAGTGCAGCATTTTACAATTCCTGTATAATTTACACCGGTCTTTCGTTGCGCCTCAGTTGTTGCCTTATATTCGGCCACAAACTTCCCGTCTTTTGTAAATTGTTTTACGGGTCTCGCTTTTGCGCTGTTGCCGCCAATGTTTATACTTACATTTTTACCCATCATTGAAACTGATTTTTTTCGGCGCGTTTCTTCACTTACCTTTACGCCGGTTCCGCCGTGCTCGCCACCGGAAGATTGGTTATACCCATAATCCGGTGCATTGCTTTTGTGCAAACTTATAAGAGCAATTTCTTGTCTGCAAGCTTCGTCTTTTGTTAGGAAGCAATCTATAATTTCGTGCCTTACATTGTCCCATCCATATTTTTTTAGTGCTCTTGTAAAAATCTTGTTGTCAGAATATCCCTTTCCGTTTTTCCATCTGACGCACGGATACTGAGATGTAATCCCAAAATAAGCTTTCCCGTTTGGGAATATGTGTTTGTACACCCAAAACCTGTGCTCCCGGACCTCTCTGGTCAGCTCCTCCAGCTTGGTATCGGTGACGGCCTGCTGCTTGTCCAGCTTGGCTGCCACGTCTCGGGTGGTTTTGCTGCTGGTGATGATTACCCCCAGCAGCGACAAGCCGCCGGTAATCAGGGCCACAATGATAGTTTCCGTCATGTTCATTCCTTTCCTGCCGCCAGCAGAGCGGCAAACATAAACCCCAAGCACGATGATGCGGGGATAATCAATAACAGCCACAAAGGATCCATACGGCGCACCTCCTCAGCTTGCAATCCATATTCCGGCGATGTAAATATAGTACCCGGCGGCTATAGCCTCTTTGGGGCGTATCTGTATGGTGCCGGAGGTGGTCAGCCTCGCATCTAATGACTTTTGACAGTATACACTCAGAGCATAGGTGGACGTTGGGAAATGGTCGCTTATGTAGGCAATGTCGTATGTTGTATCAGCCGTTAGCGCAACATTGGTCTCTCCAGACACCCTCAAGATGCCGAGGCCCATCATAGCGGAGTATTTTGCCATACCGCTAAAGCCTTTCAAGTTTGATCCGGATGCGCCAATCGTCAGATTGGTAGGCCCCAGGCCCAGCAGCGTCAGCGTTCCTGCCACATCGTCGTAGCGAATCACGCTGCGGCTGTTTTGGGCGTCGTAGACGCCCCAAGCTGCTGTGGATTCCCCGTTGCCGCCGTATACGCCCACATTGTGCGGATTTGCGGCTCCGTCCGTGGTCTGAAAATAGATGTCCTTTTCCGTGTCCGACTTTTTGTATCCACCCATATAGACAAATCGATCTGCGTATATGGATTTGTCAAAATAGGCATCCAGCCCCACCTGTAATGCCTTAGTTTTATCGTCATCGCACAGGCGTCCAATGCCAACGGATGATTTTGATTTTGCTAAGTGCTGCAGCACAAAGGACGCCGAAATGTCCCGCATGCTGGAATTGCTGGTGCTAAAAGCATCAATTGCCACCACGCGCACCGTGTATCGCTTATTGCTGTCTGCGGGGAAAATGGTGGAGATGTTTTTGGGGGCATACTTATCGGCCTCCGGTATCGTCGGCGTTACTTCCGTCCACAACCCCGTACCCCCGTATTCTCGGTACTGCACCTTGTAAGCCGCTGTATTTTTGTTGTACAGCGCAGTGATAGCGGCGGTAAAGGTAACTTTACCGTACTCTCCCGTGCGGTTCGCTGCGCCGTTTTGCGTGCAACGGGTGGCGGAGATGGACGAGATAGTGGGGACGCTGTATTTGGATACCGTATAGCTTAGCGATTTTGTAGCCGTGCGCCCACGGCTATCCGTTACAGCGCATGTGATATACACCGTGCCGTAGTAAGGCAAAAGCCTCGTTGTCCCGCTCGCCGCAGATGCGGTATACAGTGTGCCGGAGCCCGCCGACCAGCCCACCTTAATGCTGTAAGATTTGATGGTGCTGCCCTGCGCGCCCGTGCCAGTGATTTCAACTTTGATTTTACTGAGCCGCTGCAGGAAATACCCGGTATATTTTGTTTTGTTGCCCGTTGGGTCAGTTACGGACACTGACAGCGTTGGTGCCACGCTTGCCGGGATCGCCAGCGTCACCGCACACTCCGACCGCCCCACATAAGTGCTGCCGTTATAAGTGTTGGTAATGATCGTTGCGACCAACTGTGTGCTGTTGGGCGCGTTGGTGGCAAGGCTAACGGGAGGTGTCCAGGAATAAGTTCCCGCTGTGCCATCATATTCCGCGATCTGCACAGCGCTATTGCTGCCGATCTTGTAATAGAGTTTGTCAGTAAAGTTCGCGCTCTTGCGGCCAATTGTGATTTCAAGGGCCGTGCCGAGAGTCCAAGTGCCGGGCGCTGATACAGCAGATGCACGCGGAATGGTGTCCAGCGTCAGCGTCTTGGTCTGCGTAATCACACCGGCGCTAATCTCCGTGTTCATCCACGTCTCCACCTTGATGCTGCCGGTACCGTCCGCTTTGTGGTTAACGGTGAGGGTGGTGTCCAAGATGGTCTTGGTGGTATTTTGCGGCAGCGTAAACGCCACTGTATGCTCGGTCCTTGTGCCGCCATTAATGGTGATGTAGTAATACGCCTTATCACCGGGGGCGTTGTTATAGCTGGATCCGGTCTGTTGTGATGTCCATTTGATGCGGACTTTGGAGGTGTTGTTGGCTATGGATTGGCCAACTTGCTCCAATGTTAAACTTTGATTTACGCTCATCGTAACAACCCCCTTATGCTATAATCACATCGCCGTCATCGTCCGCTTGGATGAGTACCTTGCCGATCACGATAGTGGATGTGGTAAGGCGTTTAGCTATCACGCCTTCCGAGGTGATTTCTAACTCCGCTATGTTGTCCCGCAGAAACTGGAGTGTGTTATTGGCAAGGAATAGGCTTATTGGGCTGTCAGATTTGCCAATAACAATGCCGTCATCGCCGACCGCAAACGATGTTGTGACCTTTTCCAGCTCTGTCCCAAAGCTGCTTATTTCGGTGCGGATGCCATCCGCGCTCTGCGAAATCATGCTTTCGGCGGTATCGCTGCTGATTTTAGATTCAAACTTTCCGTCAATAGCCTCCAGCACTGCGGAAAGCCCCATGTCATCATCGCCATACTTTACCACAAGCGCAGACCCAAGAACCTTCCCGTCATCCGTTAAGGCAATATCCGTGATGGTTTTGCCGCCGTCCGAGGAATAGCCCAGACCCCCGGCAGACATGATCCACATCTTGGTATCATCTTCCACAGAGGACGTATTGCGGAGCTGCCAACCGGTGGGATAGCCGTCCTCGTCATAGGTGATCTCAAAATATCCGCCTTTGGCCCCGATGATCCGCGATGTGGCGTCCTGAAACGATTTGCGCACGTCATCGTATTGCCGCTGCACCTTTTTTTGAGTGGGCGATTCCACGGCGTAGTCCGCGTCCTCGGTGCCGTAGCAGGTGATGTCAGCGGACATGCCGCCCTTGATGGTCATGCGCTGCTCCATGACGTAGACCGTCAGCGCCTTGCCGTCTCGCCCGGTCACGGCCACACTGTCCCCGGCCTCCACGGCGGGATTGCCGCGCCACTTGAGCTTGCAGGGCATAAGAGACTTGCCGGAAATTTGCGCAAGCACCACTGCCGCCTGCTCGGCGGTCATATAGGGGTTGGTGGATGTGATGCCCAGACCCGTGCCGACGCTGATGGGGTTTTCCTCCGTGCCGGTCAGTAGGCTGTTAATGGTAAATGCGCTGTTGGCGGTTAGCTCCAGTCCGTCCATATACTGGACGTCCCATCCGAGCGTCAGCCCGCTGTCGGCGTACCAGCAAAACACAAGGTTGCCTGTGGCATCAAACTTAGCATTGCAGCCGATCAGCCCGGCCAGCCATCCCAGCTGCTGCCGCAGAGACCCGGAATAGGGTGCGGCGATCTGTATATCCGGCATAGTCACACTGGGCACGGTCACATGGGCCTGGGTGCAAACGTCTACCAGCATCTGCGTCGGCGTGGCGGGGAATGGGACGGTAGGCACATACTCCGCCGTCAGCCCCGCCATGCGGTCATAGCCCGTGATGGTCAGCCACAAATCCCACGTCTTTTCCACGCCGTCTGATGGGATGTAAAACTTGCCCTTCGGCACAAACTGCGCCGCACCGTCCACCATGATCCCAGCATAGGGGGTAAAGTTTCCGCCGGAGAGCGGCAAAGCAGGCGTTTGCTTGTAAATGACCACTTTGCACTGGCTGGAGAACGCCGCGCCGATGGTCACGCCGTCTGAGGAGCCAAACTGCTCCGTTACAACGATCTCCTGTATCTCCGATGCTGGAAGGTCTGTCGTACCGTTGAAATTTACCTTGCTGGTGATTTCACGCCCCGGCGCAGAACACGCGGCGTTAAATGCGTCTGTTACAGTGTGCATGGCTCACCTCTCGATGAAGTTCATGGAAAGCCCCTCCCATTGATATTCGCCATCAATAAGGCTATACATGGGTGCTGTCCTGTCGCCGACATAGGCGGTCATTTGCCGTTCAGAACCGGTCATAGCATCGGGATATTTTACCTTGAAAAAAACCTCGTCTACAGCCTGTAGCAATGTGGACATCGGCGCGGATTTTATTGGCGGCCACGATAGAGTTAGCTTACGCTTAGTCCCTACCCGGTCACGAAACAAGTCTCCGTTTTGGTTTCTCCCCGTTCCATCTGCGTCAATATCCTGTATGCCCCACGAATATTCGCTGGGGTCGGGCAGCGGGACATTTGTCCCGTCTGCCTTTGTAATGGTTAAAATTGCCATTTGACCTCCTTATGTGACAAGAGGACTTGCCCCAGTCGCCCGGACAACGGCGTTGTTCTCTCTGACCACCGTTTCAAACAATTTCTTCCCAGTCACGCTGTCGAGAACAATGGTCACATGGACTTCTCCAGAACCGCCGGATTCTTCGCGGACAATTTTCCGAATAAGTCCTTCCGGGGCTTCGATGTTATTTCCGTGGGTCTGATCGCCGAGCACGGCAAGGAATTCATCGTTTGCGGGGATAACTGCGCCTTTAGCGAGGCGCGGGAGCACATTCTCGCTGATATAGTCAATGTTTACTCCAATAGATTTGCCTCCTACAAACGGCACCCACGAAGGGACATCGAAACTGATCTTGTTCATCTGCTTAATGAGCCAGTTAATCCCTTTGATGATGATGTTGATTGCTCCATTAAGCAGATCGATTATGGTGTTCCATATGCCCTTGAAAATGTCCTTGATTCCCTCCCAAGCCTTATCAAAATCGCCGGAGAAGACACCGGAAATAAACTTGATTAGCCCGGAGAAAATCGTCTTAATGTCGTCGATTATATTCCCGACGGTTTGCTTGATGTTGCCAAAAACGGCGGTTACAATAGCCTTGATTCCGGTAATAAGCGGTTTGAGCTTTCCGTTTGTTTTTTTGTCGATCCAATCCAACAGCCCATTTAGCCAGTCCCTTATGCCATCAATAACGGAGCCGATTATTCCTTTCAGCCCGGAAAAGATTCCCTCGATCCCTTTCGCTGTGCGCTCCGTATCTCCGGTAAAGATTCCAGCAAAGAAGTCAATAAAACCTTGCAGGGTTTCTTTTACGCCGTTGATAAGTTCTTGTCCGTGCCCGGTCGACGTAGTAATGCTAAGAAGCAATGCGGCAATCATTGCGATTAGCAAAGGAATCCAAGACCCAATCAGTATACCGATCCCGACACCTGCCGCAAGAATCCCTGCAATAGCGAGCATTTGGTTCTGGAAATTCCATCCGCTTTTCTCTGCATCAGAAAACGCGACAGCCAGCACAGCAAGACCGGAAACAATAGCTGTAATTCCTCCAGCAACCGGCCCAAGAGCAACATATAGCCCGGTCACGGCAAGCGTCATGCCGAAAATCATGCCGGTCATGTTTTCTTCTGTAACGCCGTTTACGATTGCATCGAGAATGTTTTGCACCAGTGTAAGCGCGCCAAAAATACCGACAGCCAAGCCAATGGTTTTCTGCAAATCAAGGCCGAGTTTTGGGCCAAGTTTCCACGCCGCAAATCCGGCGCCAATGGCAAGAATCCACGGGAGCGCATTTTTGAGCTTCTGCGTGACTTCATCAACCTGCTTACTTACATCATTAAGAAAACCATACTCAGGCAATTCAAAGTCAAAACCGCTGCCGCCGGACACACCTGCAGAACCAGCCCCGGACGCAGTGTTGCCGTTCAGAATGTTAAGCTCATCAAAGCCCATAACGGACTTTTTCAGTTCTTTTGCTGCGCTTGTTGCATCGTCAAAGCCTGCAGCGGCATCTTCTGCGCCGCTGGCGAGATTCCCAACGCCGGAATAATCAATCTCCGTGAGTTTGAAGTGAAACAGTTTTGCAATAGCATCCGCCAGCTCGCGTACAATACGAAGGACGGCGATTGCAATGGGTAATATCTTTTGAAGAATAGGAATAAAAATATTACCGATTGCTCTTGATGCCTGTGTTAACTGCGCTTGGAAAATACGGAGCTGGTTTGCGGGGGCATCCAGCGAACGAGCCATGTCGCCCTGCGCCGTTGTTACTTGTGTCATAATGGCGTAGTAACGCAACTCCGCCTTTTCTGCCTGCGTCATGGCAGAAACAGACTTTTCGATTCCCAGCGTCAATGCGGTTTGTTCCAGTTTGGCTTGCGACAGGTCGTAGCCCAATCTACGCAACGGTTCCAATTCGCCAGAAACACCGGATTGCAGCTTTTGCATAGCATCTTCAACGGAGATGTTGAAGAACGAGGAAATGTCATAGCCGAGCTGTGTAAGGTTCTTACTCATAAGGTAAGAACGGTCTGCGACAGAGCCGAATCCGGACAGCAAAGTGTTAAATACGCCCTGATTCCGCATCCATTTTGCGGGGTCAATGCCCATTATTTCGCCAACATTTTCCGCATACTCTTGGGCTTCTTTTGCGTATTGACCCATTGACGCAGTAAACAGGTTCAAATCTTCTTGGTAGGCATTTGATTCAGTGATGGCCTTGCTGATTCCCTGGCGTATCATACGAATTCCGGCCACAACCCCTGCCGTTTTTATGCTTTTGAGGGAAATCCCAAATCGACTCGTTTGGGCGGATCCTTTGTTTACCGTGTTGTTGTACTTCTCGGTGGTTGTTATGAGCCGCTGAATTCGAGACGGCATGGCACTAAATCCATCGGCTACATGTTGCATTTCTGTGGCAAACGGTCTCAGCGCATTTGCAAGCCGGGTCATTTGGTTTGAAAACTCGTCAATGTCTGCGGCGCGGAGTTCACGCACAATGTCCGGAAAAGCGCTGAGTTGGTTGATGTACGAACGCATGTGGGCGCCTTCCAGTTCGGATAGAGGGCGCAAAGCGTCTGCGACATTGTAGAGTTTGTCTATATCACCATCGGAAATCCAGGATAGTGCCGTTCCGAGCGATTGCATATTAGTCCCAAGCGATTTTGGAATCTTTACGGTTCCAACATCGGATATGGCCTTTAGCCCGGCAGCGATAGATTTAAGTTTTTGCCCAACTGCACCGGACCCAGACAGCGCTTTATTGAGCGCAGCAATCTGATTTGCAGCAGTTCTTACGCCGGACGCTCCGCCGGATGTGGCCGTCTTTAGGGAGGACAACGCTTTTTCAAGCCGTCCCAAAGACGCAACGGCACTGTCGCTGTTCTCTTTGATTTGAAATTCAAGTCCGCGAATTTCAAGATTGTCCATGCTTTTCACCTCCCGGCTCGAATTTCTTGTTATTTGCAATCATGAACATTTCCATGATTGCTTTTGCACGGCTATCATTCTTCTGCTCTTTCACTTTTTTCTCCGCAGAATTATAGCTTTCACCCACCTGATAGGGGGAATCTCGATACGGAATGGGCTTTGTACCTTTCTTTGCGAACGCATGAAGAATAGGCGATACATCCGCCAAGGCTTCATAGAAATACGCACCCTGTAGCCATGCGTTCTGGTTGTCCAAGTCCTGCTTGATTTTCGCTGCCTTGCGGTAGTACTTGACCAACTCGCAATCCATTTCCCAGAACTGCTCGTAGGTCATGCCTATTGCAAGGTAATAAGGGAAAACCTCATAGAACTTTTCCGTGTAAGCGTAGAGGGGGGTATTGCCCCCCTCTTTATCGGGCGGCGGTTCGCTTACCAGTCCACCGTCCAGCTGGCGTTTCCCTCGGCTTCGGGATCATCCATGAGCGCTACAATGGGTTCGCTATACATTTCCACCAGCTTGCCCAGCATATCTCCCTTGTTGGGCAGCTGGGCGTAAATCTTGTCGATAACATCACGCTTTACATAGCGGTGATGCGCCAAAAAAGCGCCAGCAAACAGGGCGGGCAGATAGGTCATGGGCTTGCGCTGCAATTCCTCGATCTCGAAGCCCTGCCGCTCCATCATCTCTACAGATTTTCTGGTGTATTCCAGCACATATTTCACATCGTTGTGCTCGATGGTCATTGTCTTTGCCATAATTCCTCCTTACTCGCCGTCATCCAAAGTGATGACCGAGGTGGGCGCGATGGTGATATTCATTCCGACCACTTCGTTTACGCCGCCGCCGGTGGGGTACACGGAAAGCTGGCCCTTGAAGGAAAACTTTCCGTCAGAGCCGGTGGGGGTAACAGAGCCACCGGATTCTGTGCCGCCAAACCACACAGCATAATCCGCCTCCGTACCCTCTTTTGCTTTCAGAGTCTTGTAATCGGCCAGTGAGTAGTTTGCCGTGAAACTCAGGCCGTCCATAGACTGAATACCGGCGATGTAGGTCTGCATCTTGTCAGACAGGGTGGTGGTTTCCAGCATTTCGGGGTCACCGCCAAGGTCGGGGAACTCCTTAATGTCCACCAGTTTTGTCCAGGTGGTCCCGGGAGCAGTTTTCTGCATCAGGAAAATCTTATAGGTACTGATTGCCATAATTTACCTCCTAAAAAGTGTGTTTCCGTCCGTTTCGGCACGGTATCGTGCCACTAAGCGATAGATTGACGCACTGTCCATGTTCGGGACGGGTGTCATGGAAATGCGTGTGAAATTCATTGCATACAGCATTTTGTCGATTTCTGACAGGATGCTTCGGCACTCTGATTTGCTTTCTCCGGTTTTGGTGGAGTAGACATTGACCTCATACATGACGGTTGCAAACCGTTCGGCGCCGGAACTGTCCTGATTAGATGTGGTCGTGTAATTGTCCTGTTCCACAATGCTTGCGTGGGGGAACTTGGGGGGAGATTTTATATACGCCCCAGAAACATCTATCCCCTTGAACTTCTTTCGCAAGGCTTCTGCAATCGGGGTAAAAATCATCCGTTCCACATCAATCATCCGAACACCTCCTTTACGATTTCTCCAAGCCGCAACTCCAATTCTTTTACGGCGTTATACATGGGCATATTGGCCGGATTACCATGTGTAAGAACAAGCGTGCCCTTTTCCCTTTCGCCTACAACGGTTCCGTTTGTACCGGGTTCTCCGTAATAGCCCCATGTGGATTGTTTTCCGTGTCCTTGGCCATATTCTCCGCGCTCCATTCCCAAGTCCCTTGCTTCCGGGTGATTATCCGGGTATGTTACGCCTGTGCCAAATTCAATAAATAAGACCGTGCCGCCAACGGCGACAACGGCCTTTATTTTTCCTCGATCTTCGACAGACACGGTTACATCGTTTGTGCCGTCATATTCAGCGCTTGCAAAGCCTGCGCTTGCCACTTCGTATCCCTCTTGTGTAAGGCGTTCCAAAAGTCTTGCGCAGCCGCTTTTTATCCATTCCCGGTACTCCCAAACGGAATCGATCATCTGCTGTACGCCGGATGGAGAGAGTGTGGTAACAACCTTGTGCTTCACGACACATTCACCTTGCTTATGGCAATAGAGATAGAATTCAGAGATTTGGCCACGCGCTTTACGATGTAGTCATAAAGCGGTTTCCCATCCTTATATTCCGGATTTTTGTCCACAAACAAAACGGTATCTTCTGCAATGGGGCAATCCATGTCATCCGTGACGATGACCTTGTCATAGGAAACAAATTGCCCGAATTGCTCCACTTGCGCCGCCCCGGATGCAGGGGAGATATTCGCCAGCATTTTCACTGCGTCCTTGTATTTCACGGACATTTGCCCGGTTTCGTAGCCGTCATCGGACATATTCATAGTTTTCCCGTCATACAGGAGATACCAAAATGCCGATTTGTTCCGATCCATACATCTCATTTCACCACCCCCGCATAAGGGACAATGTCACGCAAAAGGGAGGACGGGACATCGCCGTCCTCATAGGAGCGGGAAATACCATTCTCGCTGTGCGCTGTTTCGCCCTCTGCTCCGCGCTTGTTCAGCAGATATGCGGCAACCTCCACTTGGGTCATGTGATACCGTTCGGGGACTTCTTTAATCGTGTCGTCAAACGGGTATAGTTTGCGCAGCACTTTATCACCAGCAATAGCAAGGTAGGCGGAAAGCACGCTTCCTTGCTGGTCTGTCATAGTAGCTAAAAGCTCGGTCTTTTCAGCTTCGGTCATACTTCCCGCCCTCCTTTATCAGCCGGTCACAGCTTTGGTGTTTACAGGATTGCTTGCGTCATTGGCGATGAACACGCTGCGGCTGTAGGTGGGCGCAGTGAAATCGGTGGAAATACCGGTGAACTTGCCATGATACCATTCGGGACCGTGGTCAAGACCTACCTGGCCGAACAGCTGATACTTATCACCGGCACCGGTCTTGGACAACTGCTCCAGGAAGAAGTTACCCTTGCCGGGAACAGGCTGGTACACAGGGGCGATAACATCCAGATTCAGCAGCAGTGCGGTGCCAGCGGGCAGGCACTCGCCCAGGTACAGATAAACCACGCCAAGGGGAGTGATTACGCTGGACAGCGCGATACCGTTAATCTCGCGGGCAGAGGGAACCACGGTAAGACCGTTCTGCACGGCATCCGCATTGATCTGGAACATGGTCACGGCATCGCACCACAGCGCCAGGCCATTTGTGGGAGCGTTTGCTCCGTAAATCTTCTTCACCATGTCGGCTACATCCCACAGGCCCAGGGGCTTGGATGCCATAGCGGTAACATTGGTGGTAATGGCGGTGGTCAGACCGCGGGTCTTGTTGATCTTGGAATCGTCCGCGGCCTTGTTGTATGCGCCCTGGATGAAGGTGAACTCCATATCCCGGGCGATTTTCTGAATCTTTGCGCCCACCTGGAAATCCAGTTCATTGATGGGGTTTGCCTGCTGATTCTCGATATTCACGCCGGACAGAGTGCCCATGTTGGACATCTTGGTGTAGGAAACACCTACGGTCTCCTGGAAAATCTGCGTGACATTGGTTTTCTGGGTGCGGGTCACAACGGTTGCATCAGGTGCAGTCAGGGACGCGGTCTCGCTGATAGCGGGCTGGGTGCCGCCGGCAGAGCTGTATTCCTGCCCTGTGACGAACTCGACATGGTTGGTGGTTTTTGCCCGGCTTCCGATGATGGAAGACAGAGGGGTGCGGGTGTTGCCCTTGTTGAAGAGCATACCGGAGTAATTCAGCACTCCGAAGCTGGTAGCAAAAGTATCTGCCATTTTAATTCATTCTCCTTTACTGTGTATTGTTGTCCTGATTCATCAGGCGGGTATAGTACGCCGCCTCCGCAAAATTGCCGGTGCTTTGCGCATCGGCAGCCTTTTTGGAAAAGTCTGCACCATTCGACCCGGCTCCGGCAGCGGGCTTGGGTGTGCCCTGAATTGCACTGGCCTTTACTTGCTTTGCATAAGCCTCAAGAAACGTCTGCTGGTTTGCAAACACCTTGTCGGTGTCGCCGTCAGCCATTGCCTTTGCGGTGTCGGCAGCAAGCTTTTCGTCATAGCCCTGTGCGATGAACTTGGCCGTGAACTGCGAAACTGTCTTGTCACGTCTTAGTTCGTCCAGCTCCTTCTGCATAGCGGCAATGTCCTCCGCCTGCTGCTGCTTCTGCTGCTCATCCTCGGACAGAAGCTCGTTGTGCTTCTTCTTCCAAGCAGCGGCTTCGGAATTTGCCTTGGAAACTGCCGCTTTCTGCTTTTCAAGCTCGGATGCGTTGTCGTTATACTCAAACGCTTCCAGCGCTTTCAGCTTGTCCTCCAAAGACATGTCCGCATAACCGGCGATTCTGCTGGTGTCGATTTTTGCCATTTTGATTACCTCCTGCGTTTAACAAGGCTGTTCACTCAGCACTATTCTCTGTTTTTGCGGGTTGTCTCCCGTTTGCGTTTTTAGGTCGTCCCTGACCATTTATCACCTTACGGCGGGTAAATCGAAAAAATAAAGGGGCTACCCTTTCGGATAGCCCCTCGGCTGTCGGTCAAGCCCTTGCCAGACCCACTCAGTATTTCTTTTTCCTACGCACTTCGATTACTACGATCTTCCCGTTCTCCACTTTCACCTCCGCTTGATTGCGGCTCTTGAGAATTTCGTTGATCGCCCGTACCATCTCCAGCGTTAATTCCATTGTTCCCTCCGTTTTCCTCGACATATTCCATGCTCATCTTGTATGCCAGCTGCGGATCGCTGAATAGGCCGCAATGCGTAAAGGCAAGCTGTGGCGCAATTTTTCCATTGCCCAGCATGGTTACCAGCACATTTGCCTTTTCGGAAATGTTCTCGTAGTTCCTCCGGGTAAATCTGATCTCGATTGCAGACAGTTTCAAAGACAAATCGCTCAAGTCATTGCAAATCCGCAAAAGCACTTTCAGAAACTCTTTTTCGGAACGCTTGAACACCAGCTCGGAATCCTTTGCTCTTGCTTCTGCCGCAGACCAGCCGTCACGCATGATGACCGCAGAGCCAGTATCAGAAGTGGAAGAACCGCCGTTTCTATTGGGCATCCCGCAAATAGTCAGCACTGTGTTATACAGATTGTCCGCAAGGGTCTGTGTCTGCGTCTGGTTCAGCTCCGTGACAAGGTTTTTGATCTCCGCTTTTTTCTGCGGGTCAATGTCCTCAAACTGAATCGCGCCGTCCTGCCGCAAAGCGGAATACTGCTCTTCGGAAATTCGCACATTGTGGAACAACAGCAAGGACTGCACGAACTGCTCCACGCCATCCATGCGGTTGGACTCCACATTGTTGATTGCATCCAGCAGATTCAGAACAATTTCAAACGCGCCAAGTCTCGCACGGTTTGCCGGGTACTCAATAATGGGAATCCCCAAAATCTGCGGCTCACTGCGAATGATCTTCCATGTGTCGGTCACTTCATAGAAGTGGTCTTTCGTGTAACAGCTGAAAACGACTGTCCCATCGTCCATCTTGACATACTTGACCGCCATGAGGGGAGGATTTCCCAGCTGCACGGAATACACCACAAAGCAAAACCGGGGGTCAAGGGTATAAATCTCAAACGGGGCTTCATCTTCATCTTCCGGTGTGTCCGGCATGACCATGCGATAAGCCGTGCCGCAGATGTGGAACCAGTCCGCCAATTCCTTATCCTTTGCCGGTTTGTCCTCGGACAAAACATAATCGTTCAGTTTTGTCACCATCTCGGCGGTTTTTTCATCTGCCGTTCTGCTGACATACTGGACAGGTTCGCCCATCAAATAGCCAACCTTAAAGGACACAATTTCGTTTGCCCGGTTTTCAACAATCTTGTTGTTAATCTCCGGGCGTACATCCTTTACTCTCGCAAGGATAGGCTGGTCGCCTTTATAGTACCTGTATAAATATTCCATGTCCGCCCGGTTGGCGGCGTGGACAACCATTGCCTTTTGCAGGATATTTGCAATATTCCCCTCGTTTACCTCGGTAGCATCCGAATAAATGACCTTTCTACCAAACATTTGTCTCAATAGCGTCACCCCTTAAAACGGTCTTTTGAATATCTCAATCTTGCCGCTGATGCGGTTTCGGATTTCGTTCTCCAGCAACGACAAGGAATCAGGCGCGTCATCGTGCGCCACCTTGCCGCTTCTTACATAGGTGGTCACTTCCTGCATGAATCCCCAGTATTGACACCCTCGCTTGTATGTGGACGGATGCTTGAAGAAAAAATTCTTCTTGATTCCATCCGATGCGAACTCAATTCGTGTCTGCTTGTTGGAAATCGTCCTTTTTGTCCGTATGCTGGTATTAAATCCGGCGTTTTTGACGATTTCTGCAACATCTCTCGCAAAATACATACCGGCGTTATTGGATTCGAACAGTGCGTCTCCCACCTTGTTATCAATCAGGCACCTTGCGCATTCCGGCTTTGTTACCTCTGCGGGGGAATCGTCGTATACCACATCTACGATGTAGACTTCATCCCCATATAAGGCCGCAACAGGCATCGCCGTACTGTCTTTTCCGCTTTCTGCGGTGTCTGCCACGGCAATGATTGCATCCGGGTCACGGTCTACCGGCAGCTCAAAGAAATAGTTCAGCTCCGACTTATTGAAAAGCAGCCCCTTTGCTTCAAAGGGCTGCTGCTGGAATTCGCTTTCAAACTGTTCCGCGCTCAGAAGCTCTCTCTGCTCGCGGAAATAATCGGTGGTAAAAACCTTTTTACCCTCCCGCTCATACTCATAATTGCTTTCGTCTGTAATGGGGTCAAGGGCGGGGATTTCAATGGCTTTCCATGCCCAGCCGCCTTTTTGCGCTTCCTCCTGTAAATGCCCTATGGGGTCATATAGGGAGTATCTCGTCCCGGTGGCCACAATAGGCGTACCCTCTATGGCACGGCCTAAAATATCGCCGGAAATTACTTCCCACTTATCATCCAGCCGTTGACGGTTTTTCGCTTCCTCTCTGCCCTCCACACAGTCATCCAAATAAAGGACATTGGTTGCCTCCGACAAGCCAACCTGCCGTGCGTCAATCGACCGGCACATGACCGTGGGGAATCGGGATTTTGAACTCAGATTGATAATTTTCGTGTCTGCGTTGGTCTGCACCAATGGAGCATCCGGGAACACATCGTAGAACAAATACTCGTTGGGCGTTTGCAGGTATTCCAGACAGCCGTTATAGAAGCTTCTCACGAGATCGTCTCCTGTGCCTTCCATCAAAGACGATTTGTCAGGGTTTCTCCCGGAAATCATGTTGATAAAATTGATTCCAAGCTGGCTTTTCCCGGCTCTTTTCGGAAGCGAAATGGTCAGCAGTCTCAATTTTCCGTCAAGTACATCTTGATACCCCTGCACAATAGGCCTTAGATACCGCCTGCGTGGAGCATAAAACCGCTTCTCCGGCTTTCTGTCCATCTCCACATACAGCAGGAAGGTATCAAAATCATGCGGCGCGTCAAACAGCATGGATTGCTTATGCAGCGTGTAGAAATACTCCGCGTCTTTTGGGTTTCCGTTACGAAGTGCCTCGGAGGTCATCTTTCGGACTTCGGAATTTAACTGGTGCGCTGCAGCAAAATCTTCCGCTTCGTACCCAATGCACAACGCCAGCAAATCCTTGTAGGCTTCCCGGTCATGCGTTTTCTCTATGCGGTTTTTGATGCTTTCCGCAATCTTCCGATAATCCATTTGTCCTCCTGCAATAAAAAATGGACTGCCGAATAATCGGTAGTCCATTCTATTTGGTTTTTGCGGATCCCTTACGGCTTCACTTCGTACTGCGTGCCATCAATCTGTACGCCAGTAACAACAAATTCGCCATTTCCTTGTTCTTCATACCAGACCTTTGCCGGAACCCAGGATTTCATCTTGAGCGCGTTTGACGCATATACCTCGCACTGCACCATGTATTTTTCATCCGCACGGCCAATTCCCCAGCCGTCATAGTATTTTGCACTTACAAAGTATCGGTCAAGGACAGTCTCTGTCATGTCTTGCAACTGTCGATAAACATCGTATGGCACGGAAGATTCCGGCACATGTACATCGTCTATCGTCATCAAGAACCCGCCCTTGTCTTTGTCATATAGGTCCGTTCCATTCAGGGATACATAAATAATCTCCCGGTGGTCTACCGTGAACCAGAACACTCTGTCCTTGTCCACCACTTCGCGGAATGCAACAAGTCCATCGACCGATGCCGATGCGTCTGTTGGCTCACATCCGGAAATGGAGTCCACCCCACACATACGCAGAATATCTCTGCCGGCCTGTGCCTCATCTTCTGTCATTCCGAAAGAAACAAGCCTTTCTGCAATCCCATCACTTGCAATGTCCGACAGTTCTTCCGCAGATTCACTGCCTTGTACATCGAAATCTCCCGCTGCGTCAGGGCTCTCATCTTTGTTGCTGTATGCAACAGCAAGGGTAATGATTAGCAGAATGGCACATACGATTATCATTTTCTTCTGCTTGGCCGGATTCGATTTTTTCATTTTTCTTTCCTCCCTCTATTCATCAACGCCGTCTCGGAATCCCTGCGGAATCCTCGTAGTCCCACATCCGGCGGTAAAATGTTCTGCTGCTCACATTCAGCAGTTTCACCGCGTGGGATGTTGTAATCTCCCGCTTATACCATTGGTCATGCACCGACTTTACAAGGCTGTCTTCAATCTCTATCGGCTTGCGTCCCTTGTACTTTCCAGCCGCTTTTGCAGCCGCTATGCCCTCTCTCTGCCGCTGTAAGGTCTGCTCTCGCTCCAGCTCTGCCATTGCGCCAAACACCGTGAGCATGAATTTGCCCTGCGGCGTATTCGTGTCAATGGATTCCTTCTGCGATACAAATCCCACACCTTTTTCTGTTAGCTGCTCTACCAGCGTCAACAAGTCCCTTGTGCTTCTCGCAAAGCGGCTGATGCTTTCAACAATGACCACATCGCCCTCTCGGACGAAATCCATCATCGCTTCCAGCTGCGGCCTGCCTGTGCGGCTCTTGCCACTCGCTTTATCCATGTAGACACGCTCCACACCAAGGTCTTTCATCAGTATCTCTTGGCGGATCGTGTTCTGCTCCTCTGTGGACACCCGAATATATCCGACTTTCATGTGCATCGCTCCCTTCATCTTGTAAGGGTAGTGTAGCACACGCAAGAGGATGTGTCAATAGGGTGTATGTTAAAATTTGCTTTTTACTTTTGGCGGGTTTTCTGAAAATGGCTTTTTATTTTTTGCGGAATTTTTGGGGGTTGCCCCGCCCCCGGCTGCCGCCGCATATCCCCCGCCCCCGGCCAGCACCGCCGGGGAACGCCTGGGATTGCCGCCCGCCATGTACGCCTTTAGGGTGTACCTTAATGCGCATAATGCACAATGCGGCAATAAAATTATTGTGTATATTTTACGGCTATAATATGCGGCAAAACTATTGACGCATACCCTAATGGCGTGTTATAATCTCAGCATATAGGACGAGGGCGCACCCGGTAGCCAGCCAAAGCACACCGGGAACGCCCCCCAACCAGCCAACAGGCCAGCACGGAGAGTATACCACATCCGGCAGCCGTTGGCAAGAGATAAGGCCATAGGGCCGGGAGGTAATACAATGGATTATACAACAGTACTTGCAAAGGTAAAGCAAACACTGGAGCAGCGCAAGGACCGCAGCGCATGGAGCCGGGGCGTTACAGCCTATGCCGTGGATATGCTGCAGCAGATCGCGGACTACTACAAAGACGGTTATATCTCCGCCGACGATCTCGCAACATGGACTACCGCCGAGGCCGCAGCACTGAACGGCGCGCGGGACTGGAGTGAATACAGCTGGGGCGGCTCGGCCCTTGTGTATGATGGAGACATTGCCGCCGCGCTCTGCACCCCGTCCGAACTCAAAAAGACCCGCAACGGCGACCGCAGGCCGAACAGCCGGGAAGAATGGCTTGATGTGCAAGCTCGGGCACTGCGTCAGGCTTTCCGCCGTGTGTATTCTGCGATCCGGGCCACCCGGCAGGAGGTGCAGCAATGAGGAAGTATAAATTGAAAGAGCTGCGCGACCTGGTGCGGCTCGGGGTGGCTGAGGATTACACCAACAAGCCGAGCGAATATATTTACACGCTGCGCAGGCTTGAAAAGGTGGGCTATTCTTCCGGGGTGTATGGTATTAACGGCGGACTTGTGCAGGACACGGAAACCGGCGCATTATATGCCATTATCGGGCGTTGTTCTAATCTGTTTATCTTGTTTTAAGGGGGTTGTAACATGAATATTGATAGCATCATGAAAGAGCTTGCGGAGTATATCCGGATGCAGGAAGAGGCCGCCGCAATGGTGGAAAGCCTCAAGGACCAGCTTAAAGAGCGCATGACCGCCGCCGGGGTGGAATCCCTGGCGGGGTCAGAACACAAGGCCACCTATAAGGCGGTTACATCCTCCAGGGTAGACACAACCAGCTTAAAAAAGGATCTTCCGGAGATTGCAGCCCGCTACACCAAAACAACAACCGCCCGGCGGTTCACATTTGCTTGACAGGGCGCCCGGATTATCGTACAATAGACAAGACAGGAGGAATTGACATGAAGGAAATCAATTATTATGTTATCGGTGGGCAGTATGCCGCATATTGCCACGGCGGGACAAAGACCCTGTTAGGGGCCAAACGATTGGCCAACAAATGCGCGGAGCACTGGGACAACGCCGAGGACACCCGAGAAGTGTCTAATTTTTATGGTAAGATGAGAGCGCCAAGGGAGGACGCCCTGCCCGTAGCATGGGCACGGTATAATGACGGTCGCCCCATTTGGGAGTGTGTCCAAGATGGAGGGATGCACAATGACTAAATTTAACGCGATGGACCCGCGAAGGAGGTGCCGCCATTGATCTTGTTGTATATCCTGTTGCAGCCCGTGTTTCTGCTGCTTGACCTTGCAAAGCTTCAAAAATAACAACCCTGCCCCGCATGGCTCACGCTGTGCGGGGTTTTTCTTTGCTGCTGGTGTATTCCGGCGGCTTTTCTGCTGTATGCCTTATTTGCCATTTTAACGCACCTGTAAGGCGTTTTAATGTTTGGGGCTATCCCTCTATACCGCCGTAGCCCCGCTTGTTCTGTGGCCCTTATTTATGGCCTTATGGCGTGGCGTTGTACCCCGCTCCGTGGCTTGCCGCTTGCGCTGCCAGCTTGCCGCCGTCCTTGTTCTCCTGTTGCCTTGTCGGCGGCTGTCCCCTGCTCCGGCGGGGCGGTCTCGGGGCCTCCGGCGGCTGCATCGCCGTGCGTGGCTCTCCGCAAAAGTCGCCGGCATAGTCGTTCCCCTCTGTGCGAAAGTCGCTGGCAAAGTCGCTGTGAAAGTCGCAAGTGCCTGCGCCAAAGTCGCTCATTTCACCCAAAAATCATAGTCGTTTACAAGATTCCGCGTATAAAGGCGGGATTTTTTTTGCCCACTTTCCCGGAATTAACGGAAAGTCGTGCAAAAGTCGCTCGGTTTCGGCTCATTTTACATCAAAGTTGCTGGCTTCTATGTACTTCTGCTGGAGCTGTTCGGGAGTCAAGCCCTCAATCTGCGGCTGGTTCGGCGTCAAAACCATCTCCTGCTTGTCCACCATGCCGTAATAGTTCTTGGCACGGAAGCAATAGGCAAGGAAATTCAGCTTCCCGGAAACCACAAGTTTTGCGTCAAAAGTCTGCAGAAAACCCTTGGCTTTTTTTATGATGGTTGCCGTTTCGGGGCTAAATCCCTTGCGTTTTCCGTATAACCAGTCCTTAACCGTGCTAATTGAGTAGCCTGTTGTCATGTATAGCTCCTCTACTGTTGGGGTCTGTCCTGTCTCAGCGCACCGGGCAAAATAGTCGTTTATTCTCTCCGTAAGTTCTTCGTCACTCTTTACCTTTGGCTGTCTGTATTCTACAAGGGCTTCTGTAAGGAGGCGAGATACAAGGGCTCTATCTTCATCGCTGCTAAGGTCAGGCAAAGATTGAGGGAAGTTTCTTTTGCCGCCTCTGCCGGTCTCCGGTCGGTTATCCTTTGTTTTTGCGATGGCGGTAGGTTTCTTTGTTGCCATTATGTATCACTCCTGTTCGTAGAGTTTTCCATCGTGGGCCTTGTAGGCGATAAGTATCCCGGTATTTCCCATGTAGAATCGCTCCGGGTATTTGCCATCAATCATCAGGGAGATGCTGGTATCTGCGCCCAGTGCTTTGATAAACTCTGCAGCTTCCTTCGATACATTCGTCACCCTTGTGATATACCGATCATCGCCTACAGGCTCTTCTGTAACAGTTGCCCCTGACAGCACCATAGTGATCGTTCCAATGGCAGTATGGTTTGCAGGCTCGATGTACTCGGGGATTCCGTTTGGCACTTCCACGCTTCTGCCACATCCCTCCTGTGGACACTTAGCAAACACAGTTCCGTATCTGCGTACCATTTCTACCGGAGAACAGGCGAATTCACACCCGCATTCCGGGCATTCCAGCTTTACTCTCCTGACTTTGCCGGGTTTTGTGATTTCCATAGTCGTTTCCCTCCCTTGTTTGTCACCAGCCCCCACCCCTTGGCTACAGTAACAGTCTTTCCCCTCCCATGCGGCCTTCTGGAAGCTCTCAAACATGGGTTACACAGTCTGCCCGCAGAGGGCAATGTCTTTTCCCCGTCCACTTTTGAACGGTATAGCCGCACTTCCGGGCAGGCGCTATGCCATTTGCCCACGGCAGCGGCTCTCCGCTTTTGGAGCGGCATTGCAGTCCTGCCCTGCTTTAGCGCTTCAGGGAAAGTCCCCGTCACTCGCTGCGGTCTCCCCTTACGGGGCACCTATGCCGCATATTGGCCGTCTTCCCGCTTAGATTGTCACACGCTACCGGCAACTGCGCTCCAAAAAGTCGCAGCCCCTATTCCGTCTGGTCAAACCGGTCTTGACGCATCAAGACAAGCGCAGTTTTCAGCGAGCATTGTCATTTCCATGTGAGCCATGACGACAACGGTCTCACATTGTCCGGGCGCTACCCGGCCACTGGCAGGGACGGTTGGGAATCGAACCCACCCAAGCGGTTTTGGAGACCGCCTCGCCAGCCTTGGAACATTCGCCCCTATATCCCGCGTTTGCGTACCCGCCGGAGCGGGTACGTGTTCTAAGTAACGCTCGATTCAACGCGGGCAAATCGAACGGCCCTTCGCGGAGCCACGCCCTGCTGACGGGACACAACGCTCGCCAAGTATGGGCTTGCCGCAATATTGCCCCTGTACGCTGTCAGCTTTGGGATTTGGTGCAGACGGCTGGGCTTGAACCAGCGCATACCTCCTGGTGCGGTGCTCTACCGACTGAGCTACGCCTGCATATAACAACAGCCCATAGGTTTCCCTACAGGGTGTTTGTGCCGGTACGCCCGTTTCCGGGGCCGCTTGCGCGGTGCGCCCAATACCGGCGGCGCATAGAAGGGAGGAAAAGTGATGATTGGGAAATCGCGTGGATGACCATGTCCTATCATCCACTGTACATATTGTAGCACATCATTAGGTGGAATCTGTATCACCTTTCACGAGTAACCCTGCATATTTCGCTACATCATGCAGGAATCTTTCCTTCCAGCGGCTGAATGTTGCCTCACTAATCCCCGGAATTACGATCCGATTACGGGCATACTTGTGCTTACCTTGGCAGTTGCGCATAATGCCATATATTAGCTGCCGCCGGATTGTATCGCTGCCGATATCTCTGCCGCAGCGGTCTATAGCGTATTCCACCGCCAGCATCTTCTGCGTCTCCGGCCATCGCTCTATGGCGGCCAGCTGCTCCGCCTTACTCTCGGCGGGCCTACCAGCGCCCGATCCAGTTGGCATGCCCTCTGTGGCACTATGCGTCCCGTCCAGGACCTCCGCCCGGGCCTCGCGATACGCCCGCACCCGGCGCGGATACCCACGCACATAAGCAATGCACTCCAACCGCACGTCATAAGGCAGCGTCGCCTTTTTGCTCATTTGCCCTCCTTTACTCCGCGCTGTTTACCATCTTATATTCGCCCCGCAGGGCCTTTTCGATGTCCGCCATCTTGATATATCCGTTGTTTTTTGCCTCCACCAGCTCCACAAGGCACTGCTGTAAGTATTCCAGACTGCGGGTGTCGTGCTCGTCCGCCGTCTCCTCCAGCACATGGAATCCGCACTTGTCCAGCAGTACGCAGGAAACATTGTCCATGCATTGCTTGGTGCCATCCAGGCGGCCCAGCTCGTAGGCCTTGGCCGGATTATTTGGCACCGGTCTGCCGTTTGCCCTTTTGAGCATCGCTATTCCCCCTTTCCTCGTATTTGCATACGCCCGGTGTATTTGCCACTGGGCAATAATCCGCACACGCCGGGCAATCTGCGTTGACGCAAACCTCGTCTTGCATCCACTTGCATTCATCATTCATCGCCGTCACCATCCTCCAGATATTCGCACCACGGAACACACACCACATCTGATAATAATACGGGGCATTCCAGCTCGTTAGGGCAAGTGCAAATTAACATTCCGCACCTTCCTTCCGTTCACCGCTGCTGCAAAAATCATCCGCCTCTTTTACCGGTTTGAATACACGATCCCAGCGCTCACCATAGACGAAGGTGTTTTGCTGGTGTCCGCAGTAATAGCCTGCGGTTCCATCTGTCCGCTCATACCGTTCGGCGTGTTCGCACTCCTTGCAGCGCACCACGACCTCTGCGTCTACGGTGGGTGTATCTTGCCCAGCCGCACCGTTGTCACCTCCGTCCATTTTCGCCCCGCAGTTGGGGCAGTAGGCGAATTGCGTCTCCGCGCCAGATGCCAGCCCGCCACAGGCGCTACAGCGCCACCAGTCTACACCGCCAGCAAACCTCGGCCCGTCATGTACAAAGTGCCCATGCACCACCGGGGCCACATCAGCGGCGGGAGCATCATCAATCATGCGGAGAACAACCGCAGCATCAGTCTCTGTTTCCATCGTATATGCCATTTCAAACATTGCCATTTTGCGGATGTAACTCCGCTCAATGTATTCAGCCATCGTCAGCCCTCCTCACAGTAAAATCTGGAAATGTCATCCATACGCCAGCGAACCGTGTCAGAAATCAAGGAGTATAGATACCCCCCTTCCATGCGTACGGACTTCACACCGTATATCTGCCGCGGATTCGTGAAATGCCCGAATTGCTTTTTCATGTGTGCCTCAACCTCGTCCTTGAAGATAATGGTCAGTTTCATTGCATCGCCTCCAATGCTTCCTCCGCCTCTTTGCGGGTAAGGAATACGGTCTTGCCGAATCCGTTTAGCGCTACGCCATACTCCCGCCCTCTGGCGCCTATTGGCTCAAGGCCAATAAAGCCGATTTTATTGCCTATACCAATCTGCTTGACCTCGCACTCGCTTATATGCTTATCCGTGTCCAACAAGGCAACCACCCGCTGTCCCACCTTGCACGGCAGCACCACCAGCCGACCGTCCTTGTCGGCTTCCGCCAGCTCCCGCATGCGGTCGATGCCGCCACACTCTCCTACGATAGTGCAAAGGTCGCTCCAGTCTTTAACCAGCTCAGACACTTCTGCCGGCCCCAGCCCCGTGTCCAAATATTCCCGCAACATTGGGCAGTGTGCAGCCGTTACCGCCGTGCAGAATCCCCCGACAGCAGTGCAGTTCCCGTTATCCTTATGGCGAAAATCGCAGCGAAGACAATTCACTGGTTTCATGTCACTCCACCTCCTGCAACGACTGCACAGCTATTGCTACTGCCTCTGACATCCCATCACTGGGAGGCCACCCATATTTGTCGCACAAGGTAGAGTAGTCTGCATACAACTGCACTAACATAGCAGCAGCTTCTTGTTTTGTCATTTCACTCCACCTCCTGCATCCAGAACTCGCGGCGGCAATCACCACAATCACCGCCTTTTCCTCTTCTGCATTTGCGGTGTCTGTCAATGTACTGAGGGCATACACTAAGCATATCCTCCCTATCTATCATGGCCTCCGGGTATTGCTCCAGAAACACGCTCTGTCTGGTCTTACGCGGGTGTGCAGCAGACCATTCCTCGATTTCTTTTACAACGTCCTCGGCCAGTATTCCCTCAGCCAAAGTAGGCAAATGTTTCCCAGTAACCTTATACATTCTTCTGTGCTCTTCAATAAACTTCACAGCGTCCATATTGTCAACCTCCTATCGCATATGTCGTTTCCCAGCCTTTGCAAACCTCGCGCTCTGCCGCACATAGCGCTCCCGGGCGGCGGTATTGGCTTGATCCACCCAGGGCTTTTCCTCCAGCCGCTTGGCCTCATACGCCAGGAACGCCTCGCAGCTCTGCCGGCAGGCCCCGCAGGGGAGCCTGTCCGGGCACTCTTTTACGCAGGGGCTTTTCATCTGGCCCACCTCACGATCTTTTCCCGCACCCCCCACCGCAAGGCGTCCTCGTGGCTGTCAAAATACAAATCCAGCCGATACCCGGCAATGGCTCCGCCGGTGTCCTGCACGGTATATGTGTGGCCGTCCAGTTCGATTTCCGTACCCATCGGCAGCACATCCGGGTCTGCGGCGATCGTCACGCCCTGGGTGGCTTTTGCGCCGGTGGCTGTGTAGCCATTTGCGTACGCTCCACAGCATTTTTCACAGGGGCAGTACGCAGTGACGGTAAATACGCACGTCCGCGTCTCCTGGGTCTCCTGCGGCTCATAGCGGGGCAGAACCACCACCGGCGGCACAACTACAGTCTCCGGCGTTTGCCCGCTGTCCTCTGTGGCAGACGCAATGCCCAAGGCCCCCAAGATTGCTACAAGAAGCGCCGCGATTAACACGCTTCTTTTCACCATTCCACCGTCACCTGCCCTTCATCCGGCAGCAATACCCGTAGGTTTGCAAGCAGGGATTCCCGGTCACCGCTCATCTCCAGCCGGGCATGCAGCAGCTTTGCGCCCATCTGCGGCTTGTCTGCTTTCGGCGGTGCATCTTTGGCAGTGTGCTCCTCGCTCTGCGCATCCGCCGTATGTATGTCCACCTCATCCGCATTAGCCCACTCTGTAACTTTGCTCTGCCACATTTTTTCGTTCCGGCCACCGCGCCGGAATGGCGTACCTACTAATTCCGCCTCGCGGCGTATTGTTGCGTCACAAACGTTCATTTCCTCCGCCAGCCATTTGGCCGTACCACCGAAAGATTGCATGTTGCGGAAAAACTCGCGCTTCAGATCCTCCAACATAGGCTTAAATTCTCGCCACGGCATAGGCCGCGTGATGTTATAGCTTTTCACTTCTCCGTTTTTCTCCTTCCTCTGCTTTTCGGTGAGGGTGTCACTGGGGAGAGAACACCCACCACGTTTTCTGTTGATGTGAGCAAATGCGCCCCTCGCTATGCGTTTTTTCTGCATGCAGTCGTAATTAAAATCATTCACTCGCCCGGCCTCCTTTCGTCCGCCTCGAACTCCGGGCAACTTAGCACCAAGTAAGATTCCGACTTGCGGCCTGGTATGCCGAGCGATTTTATCGCCACCCATCCCGGTACCAGCTCAAAGCGTACCTTTTTGGATCTATCCAGCTCCGTCCAGGAGCAGCGCCCAACAGCTTTTTTACATCTCCAACAGAGCGTCCCCCTGCTTTCTGCGTTGTTTTGGTTTGTGAGCCTCTTTTCGCTTATCCGGCGCATCTTTCTGATGATTGCATCACACTGTTTGCAAGTTGTCCTCCACTTGTTGGTATCTTTTTTGTTGTAGTTTGTGATTGGCTTTTCCATGCCGCAGCGCTTACATACGCGCATCTCGGGTTGTAGCATCCATGTCCTCCATCTCCCGGATAAACAATACTGTCCGTGGGTTATCCTTGTCGTACAGCACCCGACTCCCGTCGTGGCTAACGATAATGCCGCTGTGGTCATCCTTGAGCACACCGGACTTCACCAGCACATCGTCGATGGATTCCAGCAGATTGGTTAAATCCACTCGCCGCCGGGTAGGCATATAAAACAGGCATTTGACCTCCACAGGATCCTCAATAAGACGCTGCAGTGTGGCAATTTTGCAGTGCCATACAGCTTCCGCCTCGTAGTCCATATACTTCTGGGACGGCATTATAAACGGCTTCCCCGTTTTGCTGCTGTGCATGATCCGCATAGAGTTTTTCTTTGTGACGGGTGCCAGCGGCACCGTGATCTCAATCATCGTCTCCCTCCCCTATTGGTACGGCCACATACTTGGTCCGTCCTTTGGTACGCTTTCCGCCGTACACGGCACGGTAGATCGTCCGCCAGCTGACGCCGCAAATGTTGGCCAGCTCGATAATAGATTCCGAAACGGCATCCGGCAGCTCGTACTTGTCCCGGCTTACGCGCATGTATACCGTCATACGCCCCTCGCTTTCTCCAGCAGCTCCTCCACGGTCATCTGTCCCGGCACCTGCATAGCCTTCGCAAGCCTGCTGTATGTGTCCAGCTCGTCCAGTGCCCGCTTGCGGTACATGTCCAGCAGCGCCTTCTTGTCCTCGTCGGTCTCGGCAAGGCGGTATCCGCCGTCATTCAGCGCCACAATGGGCACCCCCTGCCGCCGCTGCGCCCGGATCATTCGCCGGTTCTCTCTGTCCGGCATACCGGTCAATGCTTCAAGGTTTTTCCGGGTGTATGTAATGCCGGGAATCATGCGTAATGTGGTCATGTCAATCCTCCATAAGTTTCATAAAACATCCCCAAAAGGTCTGTGACTTCTTTCCGCTATGATGCCCGAAAAGGGGGCGTTCTCCGATTGCCGCCCAAACATCTGCAGCGGGGATTTGCGTTTCTGCCCACTTAAAAATCAGCACGCCGTCCGGTTTTAATACGCGCATACACTCGCGGAATCCGTCATGCAGCATTTCGCGCCAGTTCTCGCCGAGCTGTCCGTACTTCTTCCGCATCCAAGAGTTTTCCCCGATGCGGCGAAGGTGCGGTGGATCAAAAACGACAAGAGAAAATGTGTTGTCCAAAAACGGCAGATCCGTAAAATCACACTGTATGTCTGGATGCACAAAGCAGGTTCGTTCAGAATCGCGGTTTGTGCTCTTCCAAATCCCCGTATATTCCTCGTCACGCGCATCGCAGTAGATTGCGGCAGGATGGCTTTTGTTAAACCATATCGTCCGAGATCCGCAGGTGGCATCAAGAATTTTCTTTGTCATGTCAATCCTCCCCAAATATCAGTTTCGTCACGGCGATAGGAAATTCCTCAATCTCGCTTGCCCAGCGGGCCGTGCCTTTTCCGTTGTGCCGCTCAAACACCAGTGGGAACCCGCCGATGCCGTCGAACAGGCTCCCCATCGTAACGGGGCGCAAATATTGCGCACTGATACGCTTTGCCAGGAAATCCCAGAAGGGCAGAGCGATGGAGTTACCCAGTGCCTTGTAGCGAGGGCTGTCGCTTGGTTTGCGCAGCTTGCCCATACTGTCGCGCCACTCGCCAATGTCTGTCCATCCGTCCGGGAACCCTTGCAGCCGTTCGCACTCCATCGGGGTAAGGCGTCGCACAATCATGCCCAGTCTCACGGTGTTCTGCAAATTGTAGCTGGTTCCGCCGTTTGATTTTGCCTGCAAAGTCCCGTTTGTTTCGCCGCCCTCTCGGAAGTTCCGGCAGTCAACAGCACAAACAAGGTCTGTGCTGTCCTTAAAGTCCCGCTGCTTGCAACTGCTTGCAACTGCTTGCAACCTCTCCGGCGCGGTAATCTCCGAACCCTTGCATTTGATATGTCAGCGGAACTTGGTTTCCACCTGTTCCCATACGGGCTTGCAAACTCGGAACGATCTCGCCGCAGTCTCGGATGATGTCGCAAGCATGGCTCATATCCAGAATGGAGGGCTGGTGCCCATGTTCCTGTGCTCTCAACGTGCTGGAAACATCATGGCTCACACCCATCACATTCCCGCCTTGATCGTTCAGGCACATCACCGCCGGTTTGTTTCCTCCGCACTCCGCATTCAGCGTAGGGGCCTGTTCCTCGGCGTATCCGATGCTCTGGGCGTGTTCACTGTTCCCCGGCTTAAACCCGGCACACGTCGCTCGCTTGTAAGATATCGCAAGCCTTCCTCTAATATCCGCGTCATGCTTTGGAGCACCAGCGCCAGCTCGCAGTGTGCTTGCAACCTCTGTCAGTGCCTGCGAAGGCATTACGCAGTCTTGCTGAACTAAAGTGCCTTTTCCTCCTCCGTCACAGCCCCCCCTAATTCGGACTGCAGAAGAAGCACCGCTTTCAGCGTTTCCGGCAAGTCCTTCCCGCGCCGCTCTGCTCTCCGCAAGATACCCTGACACGCTTTTGCACTCAAAGAGTATTTCTCCTGCGGTGTCACCTCCAAAATCTGCGACAACCGAGATACGGCGGCGGCGTTGGGGGACTCCCCAGTATTGCGCGTCATGCACTCGCCAAGCCACGCTCCATCGTCCTCCCACTTCATCGTGGTAGCCCCCCCAAGTTGGCCAGCCTTTTTCAGGCACTTCAATATCGGGGGCTTCCGGCTCTCCGATGCGGATGATCTCTTCGAGGACTGCCGCGAAGTCTTGCCCTTTGTTGCTGCTGAAAGCTCCGGGCACGTTTTCCCAGACCATAAACCGAGGTCGGACCATGTCACCTGTCCGTCCGTTCGCTCTGTCACGTTCTCTCATCTCCTTCACGATGCGGACCTGCTCCATGAACAATCCGCTCCTTGCGCCGGCCAATCCGGCGCGTTTTCCTGCAATGCTCAAATCCTGGCACGGCGATCCGCCCGTGATAACATCCACGATTTCAATTTCTGCACCGTTGATTTTGCAAATATCTCCTAAATGCTTCACTTCCATCGCCCTCCTACCATCGCATAAACTCCGCCAGGCTATTGTCCGGTGTCTTTTCCTTGGGATCGGCAGCCTTTGCCCATCTTTCCCACTTCTCGGCATTTCGGCAAGCCGCTTTCCAGTTTTTCATGGGGGTCTTGCCGACCATCCAGCCCTTAGACTCGTAGAAATCAATAAATTCCTGCGGATCCACCGGGGAATGGCGTTCAGCCACATAGGACTGCACCTCTGCCAAGGTGGGCGGGGTAAAGCGCTTTGCGCGTATATCACCCTTGCTATCGTTAGATAGCTGGGTATTGGTATTGGTTTTGGTTTCGGTATTGGTTTCGGTATTGCCATTTTTGCCATTAGCAACTATGGCTTTGCCATTTTTGCCATTAGCAAAAATGCGTTTGCCATTTTGCCATCTTGCGGCGGCTCCGGCCTTGCCCGCCTCGCGCCGGGTGGTAGAAATGTCGTCGTAGCTCGCCTTAAACCGATCCTCCTGCGCCATTACGCGCTTGGCATAAAATCTCTCATTGCCACAGAGCGCCAACTGCTCTCCCGTCATGCTGTATACCAGCAATGCCCGCGTTAGCCGCCCGAACTCTGCATCGTTGAGTGCTTCCATCTCCTCTAAATAGTCATAGGGGAGTGCAGCATAGTTTCTTGCCATTGCGCCACCGCCTTAAAACGGCAGGTCGCCGTCGTTGTCCTCGGGAATCTCCGTGAAGGTCTGCGTAGGCTTCTGCGTAGCGTCCTTGCTGCCGCAGAAATGCACCTTGTCGGCAGTCAGCTCCACCACGGAGCGCTTGTTGCCGGTCTTGTCCTCATAGTCCCGGCTGGAAAGCCTGCCCTCCACGATGATCTCCTTGCCTTTGGTAAAGTGGGTGCAGATCAGCTCTGCCGTTCCCTGCCATGCCACACAGGGGAGGAACAGCTTCGTTTCTCTGTCCTTTACCTTCTCGCTCCACGCCAAGCGAAAGCTGCACACCGTTGTCCCGTTCTGTGTGGCTCTGCGTTCGGGGTCAGAGCAAAGCCGCCCCTGCAAAATCGTTCTGTTTACCATCGTTGTCCTCCTTATTTCTTAACGGCGTTGGTAACGACAATTTCAGTCAGTTTCCATGCCTGTTCCTCGGTGAAACCAGCCGCGATATAGCTGCAGTACATACTGCGCAGGTCATCGGCCATTTCATCATACTTTTCAGCCTTGATGGCTTTATCCCGCTCTTTCTCAAGAGCGCTCATTTCATCGACCTGCTTCTTGTGGAGTTCTATGACCCGTTCTGCCAATTCCTTGCTCTTTACCATGATTTTTCCTCCTTACAAATAACTTTTTCCGAATTCACGCCGGAAGTCATCTTCCGTCCACCCCTGCTCCTGCATGGCCTTTAATTGGCCGTACCTTTGCAGCTGCCGCATTTTTAAGGCGTTGTTGTGTACGGCGGTTTTCGCGAAAATATGGCACCTGTTATGGCACAAGTACACCACAAGGCCGTATTTCTTGCTTTTCTTGCGGTAAGGGCCCGGGAATATGTGGTGCAGGTCCAGCGGGTCACTTGCGCCATTTCTGCCACAGAGAAAACACCGTCTATTGTCAGTCACCTTTATCACCTCCCAGCGGCTGGGCCTCGCCCCAGCGAGATTTCAGGGAATCCAGCTCTTGCGGGGTCAGCGTCTCGATGCCTGCTTCCCTGCAATCGGCAACAATTTGGTCGATAAGGCGGCTCATTTGCTCCACATCGTAGGTGCTGGAGCCGTACCAGACGGTCACATTCACGCAGCCGGGAATTTTGCTCGGCCCTTGCTCGGCCATCCAGCCCGTTCCCTTGGATTCCCATTTTCGGCAGAACTCGTCCGCCGCCTTTGATACAATGCACAGAACATCGCTTACGCCACCGATTGTCTTTATTTCCTCCCGATACACATCATTTCTCGGAATCCCATAGTGCGCCGCCAGCTTGTCCAGCAAAACCCACGCATACGCATTGGCATCCAGGCTCCTGCCCTTGCGCTTGATCCGCGCCACATACTGCTTGCCCGGCTGCAGCTCGTCACACACGGCCATTGCCGCCCGGGGGGACTGCACCAGAAGGCACAGCCACGCCCCATCGCTGTCCTGCTGCCACCGGGCGGCGGTCACATCAGCCTGCAGCATTGTCCTGCTCCTTCTTTGCTGCCTTCATGCAGTCAGCGCACATCTGCGCTCCGTAGCGGCCTTTGGAATACTTAACCATATCCTTTACCGTCCACATTTCGCCGTTGCGCTTCCTTACAGACACAATGTCCGATCCGCAACGCTCACACACAGGTGCGGCGTTCCGCTCTTTCTCGTCCAGTTCGGCGGAAGAAATCTTGTCCGGATCCTCGCCGGTGGGCAGTGCAAAGGTCCGCAACCACATATATTTGAAAGCGTATGTCATGGCCTTGCCGCTGCCCTTGTCCTGCGTATCCGCGCCGTCCCCACAAGACGCAATCTCTATGTACTCCTCCGGGGCCTCCACATTGACCATCCGGTACACCACATCCACATGGGTGATGTTGCCGGTGCGGTTGGCCGTCTGTGCAATGGGGTATACAACCAGTTTGTGTTTCAGCAGCTCCGCCCGCATGATGGATGTGACTTTCTCCTCACTCAGGGCTTTATACTTGGTGCTGCCGAACTCTACATGATCGTCCTTTGCAAGATACTGGACATCCTGCATAATCGCAGCGATTTTCTCGTAGATATTCAAAATTCGTCCTCCTCGTCAATGATTTCCAGCGGGCAGTGCGCACCAATGATTCTTGTGTCCATCAGATACTCGCCCGTTCTCCTGCACTGGTTGCGGGAATATGTTTCCAGCAGAGGGCAGAGGTTACACGCCATATGCCCCTCCGGAAAGTAAATATCCACGGATGTCTTGATGTACCGCAATACGCCGCCCTCGCTCATTCCTTCGCCTCCTCGTAATACTCCTCGTTGTCGCTGACGCACTCTCCACAAAGCCAAATGTCCTTGTAGTGCAGAGCGGGGAAATCTGTAATGCGGCAGCCGCAGCAATCGCACACAGGCATCCTCGCAAGCCGCCTGTCCTGCTCTGCGGCGTAGCACTCCGCATCCCATACCGGGTCAGTTGTCCACATCGGATGCATCCTCCTTTTCCGGCTCCAGCTTCCACACATCCCGGGTGACCTTGGAAACCTGGGGGATATCCCCCCAATACAGGGCGTTCAAGAAATCGTCCTCACCGGTTCCGCACAAAACAAAGCGTGGCTCTGTGATGACCTTGTACCCGGAATATACGGTTGTCTTATTGCTGCCGCTAACCAGATCGCCCACCTCGGCCACATTGCGCTCCGACCGCATAATTACCCGGACGCCGCACCTTTCAGCCACGATGGCGTAGTAATGTCTTTGCATCTTCATTCCTCCACCTCCGAAATCTTGCCGTTTTGCAGCGTGTACCATGTGTTTTCTTTGACGGCTTCTCCGTCCACCCTTACGATTTTGGCATCTATGATGTTTCCGTCATCGTCACGCTCCGATACCACAAGCCAGTTGCCCACAGAGCCTCTTGCAATGCTATCTTGGCCCCATGCAACGGCGACGCACTGCTTGCCAATCGCGGATGCTTTTCCATGCCAGCCAGTCACAGCAGCCGTGCCACTCAAGCCCGATGCGGCGGCGTTACCCCTCTCACCCGATGCGGCGGCGTTGCCCCTCCAGCCCGATGCGGCGGCGTTGCCCCTCTCACCCGATGCGGCGGCGTTGCCACTCACACCCGATGCGGCGGCGTTGCCACTCAAGCCCGATGC